TTGTGGACGGCTGTTAAAGAACTTAAAACAGACTTAGCTAAACTTAGAGAAGACTTACCAAAAACTTACGTAGATAGAAATGATTACCGCATTGATATGCACGACATTAAATCTATGTTGGGTAAAATATTTGATAAGTTAGACGGTAAACAGGATAAATAACTTGTTACTAGGAACAAAACATGTCTTACAAATCACGTTGGGATAATGGTGGCTGGTTAGTCATCTGTGACCAGTGTGGTCGTAAATATAAAGAAAGTGAGCTTAGGTTACGTTGGGACGGTCTTATGGTCTGTCCTGGGGATTGGGAACCTAGACAACCTCAAGACTTTGTACATGGTGTAGCTGACATCCAAGCTCCACCTTGGGTTAGATCAGAGCAGTCAGATCAATTTCTTCCTGTTTGTGATTTATTAAGTATTAACGGTCAAGCAAATTATGGCACAGCAGATTGTGCTGGAGCAGATAGGGTTAATGGGTATACTCCTAGCAACTATCCACAACACGCAGATTAATGGAATAAACTATGAGTTCTACTTACAGTATTAATAGCAGCCAAATTATTTCCTTAGCACTAGGTAGATTAGGTGTGCTTGAAATTGGTGATACTCCTGATACCAATACATACAACAATGCTTTAATGTCTCTTAATTTACTCATTAAACAAATGAGTGTAGATGGATTAAAGCTGTGGAAAATAACTGAACTTATTATTCCTACTACATCTGGTCAAACTTCATACGTATTAGGTGGGTCTACATCTACTTTGATGTATGACTCTTTAAATCCTACTGTAGCTATTACTGATAAACCACTTAAGATTATTCAAGGGTTCTACCGTAATATTCAAGTAACTCCTAACATAGATACACCTGTACTTATTGTTTCTAAACAAGAGTACAACATGTTAGGTTCTAAGTTTTCTACTGGTACAGCTAACACTTTGTTTTATGATCCTAGAGAAAACAATGGTATCTTGTATGTGTACTTAACACCAGATCTTAACTCTCAAACAAACATTCAATTGCACGTTGTAGCTCAAATGCCTTTGAATGATATTACTTTAGGTACTGGTACTTCTACTGATACTCCTGACTTTCCTATTGAATGGCAAAACACTTTAGTCTGGGGACTAGCTGATGAGTTAGCTATGCAGTATGGTGTTCCAGTTAACTCTAGACAAGAGATAGCAGCAAGAGCATTGGTGTATAGAGAAAAGCTTTCTGATTGGGATGTAGAGGCTTCTAGCACGTTCTTTATGCCTGACTTTAGATCTACCAACCCAAACTCTTACGGACGTTAATATGACAACCGAAAGAATAGCACTTACACAACCAATAGATAGTCGTACAGGATCTTTTGCATCTGATGCGTATTGTGCTAACGTTTTCTTTGATACTAGCAATGGTAAAAGAGATTGGGTTAAAAGACCTGGGTTAACTAAAGCTACTACTATTGCTAGTGGAACAGCACAAGGTTTAACTGCTTACAATGGTAATTTAGTATCTGTTATTAATAACACTGTCTATCAAATTAATCCTAGTAGCTATGCTGTTACTACTTTAGGATCAACGTCTGCATCTACAAGCCAAAGTTATTTTGTAAACACATTTCTTAATAACTATTTGTTTTTTCATAATAAAGTTAATGGTTATTTACTAAACAAATCAGGAACTTTAAGTACTATTAATAACACAACTGTTGTAGCTATTAGCATTGACAACCCTGGTTTAAACTATAGTACAGGTATTACTCTTAGCTTTTCTTCTGGTAGTGTTGCTGCTACTGCTACAGTTGTATCGGGCAATATAACTACTGTAACCATTACCAATCCTGGTAGTGGATACTCTAGTGCTCCTACTTGTACAATTAATCTACCTGCTACACAAACTCCTACTGGTTCTGGTACTACTGGCTTTTATACTGTGTCTGTATCTAGTGCTAGTGGTATATACACAGGTATGTTTGCTAGTGGTACAGGCATAGCACCCAACGCTATGGTTACTAGCATCAATGGAACAACAATAACTTTAAACATTCCAAACACAGCTACTGTATCAGGTACTATTACCTTTCAAGATTTAGGTTCTGGAGCAGTGTTAACTCCTGCTCTTAACTCATTTCCTGCGGGTCCTTTTGTATCTGGTGCTGTGTTTTTAGATCAATATGTATTTATTGGTACAACTAACAACCGTATATACAACTGCAACGTTGGTGACCCAACTCAATGGAATGCTCTTAGTTTTTTAAGCTTTGAACAAACAGGAGACACATTAGTTGGTATTGCTAAACATTTAAACTATCTTATAGCTTACGGTTCTTCAACTACCCAGTTTTTTTATGATGCTGGTAATGCTGTTGGTTCACCTCTTACTGTAGCTCCTAGCTATACTATGGAAATAGGTTGTGCTAATGGAGACAGTCTTGTTGCTACTAGTAACACAGTTGTGTGGGTAGCTACTACAAAGACTTATGGTAAGTCTGTCTATATTATGGATGGGGTATCTCCTATTAAAGTGTCTACTAGCCATATAGATAGACACTTAGAAGCTGATTCATTAACACACGTATCTGCTTATGTGTATAAGATAAATGGTCATACCTTCTACATACTAACGCTATATAACACCAATAAAACTTTAGTCTATGACTTAGATGAAAAGATGTGGTACACCTGGACTTCTTACAACGGTTCATCTGAAAACTATTTTGTACCTACATTTTATGCAGATGCTAATAATACGCCCTACTGTTTAGACAGCACTAATGGTAATTTGTACTACTTTAATACTAATGTTTACCAAGATAATGGTCAACCTATCTATTGTAGGTCTGTTACAGACATTAGAGACAATGGTACTACTAAACGTAAATTCTACGGCAGACTAGAAATCATTGGAGACAAAGTAGCTGGTAACATGTACATCAGTCATTCTGGTAATGACTACGCTAGTTACTCTACTCCTAGGGTTGTTAACCTCAATGCTCCTAGAGCACAGGTATACCTTAGTGGAGCTGACAGACGTAGGTCTTGGCAGTTTTTATGCTATGACAATGTTCCTCTTAGGTTAGATGCTGCTGAGATTGATTTTAGACTTGGTGAAATGGACCAAGAACAATCTGTTGGTAGCGGTACTCAATACAAGAGGTAAGATATGACTACAGATTTAATTGATAGTGTTACTAATAACTCTTTAACAAAAGTACAGTTTAGAGAAAATATCTTAAAAATAGAACAAGATATGGCAAAAATGATAGGTAATGGTGACATAAAAGATACCTTGCCTGATTGTAAATTAACCCACTACTATGCACCCGTTGATCCAAACTACGGTTGTGGTACGTATGCTAGACAAATGTTTATCCCCAAAGGGACCCTAATTATTGGTAAAATACATAGACACAAACATTTAAACTTTATTATGCAAGGTAAAGTTTCTGTGTCTACAGAATTTGGAGTTAAATACTTTACAGCTCCTTGTGTATTTGTTTCTGAGGTAGGTCTTAAAAGAACTGTGGTTGCAGAAGAAGATACTATTTGGGTAACAGTACACCTTACAAAACATTTAGGTGAAGACAATTTAGATAAGATGGAAGAAGAAATCATATCTCCAACTTATGAAGAACTTGGTTTAATTGATTCAACTAAAAAATTAATTACGGAGAATTAAAATGACTTTTGGAGCAATTGCTACTGGCGTTACTATAGCCGCAGGTGTTAATGCGGTCACTGGTGGAAGTGTTACTAAAGCTTTAGGGTTTGGTGGAAGTGGAAGTGGTGCAAGTACTGGTGCTGGTTCAGCTACTGCTGCTGCTAATCCTATGGCTCCGTACCAAGCTCAACTAGCTCAAATGTATGCTGGATATTTACAGCCTGGACAAAATGCTGCTCCCCAAGCTATGCCTGGATTTACTCAATTTCAAACAGGTGTTGTTGCTCCTGCTGAACAAGCTTCTCAAAGAGCTGCTAGTACTACAGGTATGTTGTACTCTGGTAATGAAGCTCAAGCTCTACAAGGTGTAGCACAACAAGGTTATTCAGGATTTATGAATAACTATTTAAGTCAATTGTCTGGTGGAGCTGGTGTTGGATTTAATCCTGCATCTGCTGCTCAATTGGGTATTGCACAACAGAATGCTCAACAACAAGCTATTATGCAGGGTATTGGTGGTATTGCTACAGGAGCAGCAAGTTTGTATGGTCAGTTTGGTGGTGGCGGTGGTTCTGCAAATACATCAGCTATGTCTACTCCTGGGTATCAAACACAAGGTGGTACTTATATCTCTGGTAGTGGTTTAGGTGATACTAGTGGTATGGGTACTGGCTCAAACTATGTTGGTCCTTAATAGGAATAAATTATGGCTTACTTAATGTCCGATGTTGCTGCTGGTAGTCAAGCTGCATTACAGTTACAGCAGAATATGGCTGCTGCACCTAATGTGCAACAAGTTGAAGCCAATAAGATGCAAGAGCAACAAAATACTCTGCAAAGACAACAGGTTCAAATACAACAAGAACAAGCTAATGCTGCTAAAACTAATCTTGCTAATTTAGTTTCTGATGCTAATATTAAAGCTAGTGAAAAGTCTAAAGCTA